AAGCAAATAGAGATGCTTGGTTCTCTCCTGCTGGATTTAGTAGGGGAGCAGTACGAAATGTAATAAAATTACCTTTCAATCCAAGACAATCTCAAAGAGATATGCTCTATAAAAATAACATCAATCCTGTTGTTACGTTTATGGGAGAAGGAACTGTACTTTTCGGAGATAAAACTCTTCTTGCTAAACCAAGTGCATTTGATAGAATCAATATTAGAAGGTTGTTCATCATTCTTGAAAAAGCAATTTCAAGATTTGCAAGAGCTTCTTTGTTTGAATTCAACGATGCGTTCACAAGAGCTCAATTTGTTGGAGCAGTAGAACCTTTCTTGAGAGGTGTGCAGGGAAGAGATGGTATAACAGACTTTGTTGTTGTTTGTGATGATAGCAACAATACTGGTGATGTCATTGACAGAAATGAATTTGTCGGAGACATCTATGTTAAACCAAATCGTGCAATTAACTTCATTCAGTTAAATTTTGTAGCTGTAAGAACTGGGGTTGATTTTTCGGAAGTTACAGGATAGTAGTATAAATACTTAAATACTAATATTATTCAAAGGATGGGGGAAGACGATGGCATGCGAAGGCAGCACTTGTAAAAAAGACTTCCCCATCACATCTTAAATCTAGGTCATCGGTGGAGAAAATATATGTCATTTTCAATTGGAGAATTTAGAACTAAGGGATTGGCCGATGGTGGCGCAAGACCTAATTTATTTCAAGTGCAGATTCATAGTGCACCTGTAACTTTTCCTAGTAATAATGCACAAGGTGGATTTTCATTTTCTTGTAAAATTGCTGCAATACCAGCTTCTACTCTTGCAGCTTTTGATGTTCCTTATTTTGGAAGAAATGTTAAAGTTGTTGGTAACAGAACTTTTGATAATCTTTCAATGACTGTAATTAATGATGAAGCTATGGAAATTAGGAATTCCGTAGAAAATTGGATGGCTGCTATGAATAGTCATGTAGCAAATACACAAAAACTGGCGACAGCCGGAAGTAATATCTCTGGAGCTAATTTTACTATACAACACTTTGCAAAAAGTGGAGAAGAACTCGGAACGCCTTGGACTTTTTGGAATGCTTTTCCTGTTTCATTAGGAGAAATTGCTCTTGATTGGGGTTCTAATGATACTATTGAAGAATATCCAATTGAGTGGGCTTATGATTATTGGACTCATGGTGCCAATACTGAGGGCTAATAAATACTATTAGAACAAGTTTCCACCACACTAGGGGCATGGGGGCTTCTCAAGTCCCTTACACCTTCTAGGAGTTTATGAATGGCTATTGAATTATTTGGTTTTACTATAGGAAGAGCTCAAAAAGAAAAGGAACAACAAGAAAAAGTTTCTTTTACTCTTCCGCAACATGATGATGGTGCTCTTGATATTGCAGGAACGCCCGGAGCAGCATATGCTACCTACCTTGACATGGAGGGTGCCGCGAAAAATGAGATGGATCTCATTAATCGGTATCGTCAAATGTCACTCTATCCCGAAGCAGAATTAGCAGTTGATGATATAATCAATGAAGCGATCGTTGCTGATCGCGAAGAAGCTCCTGTTAGTATTAATCTAGAAAATATTAATCTATCAGAAGATATCAAACAGAAGATTTCAGAAAATTTTCATGATATAGTAAAACTTCTTAGATTTAGGGATACTGGATACGATACATTTAAAAAGTGGTATGTTGATGGTAGATTATATTATCACATTATCATTGACCAAGAGAATCCAAAAAAAGGAATACTTGAATTAAGACCTATTGATGCATTAAAAATCAAAAAGGTTAGACAAGTATTACCACCTAAAGACCCCTCACAACCAACTATGATGCCAAGAACTGAAGAGTATTTTGCCTTCAATGAAGGTGGAATGGATGGTCTAAAGGGTGGTGAAGTAGTTCGTATAGCACCAGATTCAATTGCATACTGTCACTCTGGACTTCTTAGTGAAGACCGAAAGATGGTTCTAAGTTACCTGCACAAAGCAATCAAGCCTCTAAACCAACTCAGAATGATAGAAGATGCAGTAGTCATCTATCGTATTTCAAGAGCTCCAGAACGGAGAATTTTCTACATTGATGTTGGTAATCTTCCAAAAGTTAAAGCTGAACAATATCTTCGTGACATTATGACACGTTATAAGAACAAAATGGTCTATGATGCTGATACTGGTGAGTTGAGAGATGACCGAAAACACATGAGTATGTTGGAAGATTATTGGTTGCCTCGTAGAGAAGGTGGTAGAGGAACAGAAATTACTACACTTCCAGGCGGAGAAAATCTTGGTGAACTGGAAGATGTACTATACTTTCAAAAGAAATTATATAAAGCATTAAACGTGCCATCTTCAAGATTAGAACAAGAATCTGGGTTTGTTCTGGGACGAGCTCAGGAAATTTCTAGAGATGAAGTGAAGTTTACACGATTTATTGAACGATTAAGAAATCGGTTTAGTCATCTATTCAATTCTTGTCTTGAAAAACAGCTAATTCTAAAGGGAATACTTACTCTCAATGATTGGAGAAGTATTGAGACTAGTATCCATTACGAATGGCAGACAGATTCACAATTTGCAGAACTCAAAGAAGCTGAGATGTTGACTGAGAGATTGAACCTACTTCAAAGTATGAATTATGCTGATGAAATTGTTGGAACATTCTACTCTAAGGAATATATTAGAAAGAGAATTCTGAAACAAACAGCTGAAGAAATCAAGGAAATAGATCAACAAATTGAAACGGAAGCTGCTGCAGCACCAGAAGATGAAGGTGAAGACCAATATCAATCTTTTGTACCAAAAAGTAAAGGTAAGGGTAAAGGTAAATTTATGAAAGAAGATATAAAACTTAAAACTGACATGAACGATATCATGAAAACTGTTCTGCAAGAACCGCAAAACTAATTTGATATAAATACTAATAACCAATAATCTATAAGGAAATTATGAGTGAATATACACCAGAAGACATCATAAAATACTCTATGTCGGGCGATGGAGCAAGAGTAAAAGATGCCATTCAAGGAGTATTGTCTAACAAAGTATCAAAAAGTTTAGATGCTAAACGGGCAGAAGTGGCGCAATCTATGTTTACTGCGAGTACATCACAACAAGTGGAAAAACCAGAAGTAGCAGATACATTCGTAGCTACAGCGGGAAAAGAAGGAATTCAATCAGCAGAGACACCAGAAGCCGTTAAGACATGAAACAATTTAAACAGTTTAGGTCAGAACAAGAAGTCATAAATGAAATAGGCCCCGTTGGCGTCTCTATAATGACTGCAATGGGTATATTTGGTGGTGGAGTGGCTGCATATAAACTGTTTAAAAAGGCTAAAGAAACAATTAAAGGTTATAAAGAAACCAAAAAAGAGAAAAAAGATAATCAAGACAATGGTGTTTATATTGACTTAAAGACATGGGATGATGATGCGGGTAAGATAACAACTACTCCTACTCTAATAGCAAAAGCTGGTACTGCTGCAGCCAATATGTCAAATGATGAAAGAGATAAGAAGCAGAAAGAAGAACAGAAAAAATTAGATCCCGAAAATACCAGAAAACAAGCTCAATGGGAAATAAAAAATAAAGAAAAAGAAGAAGGTGATAAAGAAAAGAAGACCAAAGCTGATGCAGGTAAGAGTGTTAAAGATTGGATGGGTACAGAAGTTGATAAAATTCCAGATGGTATGAAGCCTAAGGTAAAAGAAAAGGAAAGAAAAGAAATTGGTGGTCACAAAGATGTTTTAGCTTATATGGACAGATGGGAAGTAGATTCCGTTAAAGGATGGAAAAAGTGGTTTGATGATCCAAAAGATAAAGATGATTTTGAATATGTTGACCCCAAAGAATGGGAGAAAAGATATGCCAAAGGAGGAGCTGCGAAATTTGGACAAAGACCAAAAATAGGTGAGAGTAGATTATTAAAATTCGGAGAGTTTATCACAGAAGGTGTGATGGATGATTTAAAGAAAGCATCCAAGTCAAGGAAAGATAGTGAAATTACTCTAGATGATGGAGCAGATATACCAATAGATCCACTTACAGCTTCTATTTTGGTTAAATATATAGAAGGGCTAGGCTCTTCAGAGAAAAATAAAATTATTAACAAAATCCAAAGAACTGAACGAGCATTCATGAAAGTTCTTGGGCAAGCACACGGAGAATAATAAATGGCGTATCCAATCGTAACAAAAACCCTAAGAGATACTGCCGCTGAGACAGTAGTACATACTACTGGTCTTTGTGGGTCAGGAGAAGTAAGTGCTGCTAACATATTCGATTGTAGTGCTGCCACTTATGGTTTATGTACACTAACACTATCTGCAGTAACTACAGCATCAGATAGGTGGTGTATAGGAGAAATTATTTCATCAAATGATGGCTCACCAATATACATGGTAGTTCAAGACCAAGATCTTGCCGTGGCAACAATGCAAGTTTACCGATGTACGAGTGGTACAGATTCTACCCCTTTAGGTTGGTCTGGAACTACAATGCCAGGAACAACAAAAACACTAACTGGTTCGGTATCTGGATCACATACAATAACAACTTCTGGAACTGTTGCTTCTGCAATGGTTGCAAAAGAAGTATCTCTTGCTGGAGTTAAATGGTCTGTAAGTTCTGGCCATTCTGCTGTATTAACTTATGTCGGAGGAACAGCAACATCACAATTAGCATATTTAACTGGTGGTGGAGTTTGGGATGAAACTAATCATTTCATTCCTGTAACTAAAGGTACTGCAGCTGGAGCTGGTGTTACACTTGGAGATATTCAGATTGCAACTCATGGAGCTGCGGCCGCTGACACTCTTTCTGTACAGGCGACAATCAAAAAATTATCAGGCTATAATACTCCTAACTATGAAGGAAACGCAAAATTAGGATTTAACTTTAGGGGATAAATGAAAACATTTTCTAAATTCAAAATTGATATTCTAGATGAAGAAGATCTTGACGAGAAGGTAGTTAAAAGAGAGAAAAAAACTGCCCAACAAAAAAGAGATCAAAAAATGAAATATCGTAAGAATAAAAATAAAATTAAGATGAGGCAGAAAAAGTATAAAAGATCTTCGGGTTTTAAGATGCTTCAGAAGAAGAAAGAACGAATGAAGAAAATGGGTAAAACAGCCACAGGAAGAGATATTTCTGTTGGAGCTGGAGCTGGTGCTGAAAAAAGAAGGTCTGAACTTCAGAAAAAATTAAGGAAATAATGAAAGCCTTCAAAGAGTTTATGACTGAATTAACTGTTCAACAGAGAATTCAAGCAAAAATGAGAGGAAAGCGGAGTGCTAAGAAGGCGGCTCTAGGAAGAGCTCGTGCTGCAAAAAAAGCACCAACTGAAGATAAAGTTAAAGCAGCAGTTACTAGAGCGATAAGAAAGAAGGCCTTTGCGATAGTAGATAAAGCAGGTGAATATGCAAATGCAGAAGGTGGAAAAAGGTCACAAATAGAAAAGAAAGCAAAAAAGATGGTAGCTAAGAAGACTGCAACGTGGGGTAAAAAACTAAAACCAGAAATCAGAAAACATATGAAAGATGCCTTTAAATCCAGAATGGGTAAAGGTTCAGATTCAGTCCACCATGACGAAAATTAGGAGAATTATATGAGATTAATTAGCGAAGAAGTTACTAATGTAGAATTTCTTACAGAAGCCACAAAGAGTGGGGGTAAGAACTACTTCATTGAAGGTATCTTCATGCAAGCAAATACTAAAAATAGAAATGGTCGGATTTATCCTCAAGGTATTCTCCAAAAAGAAGCTAAACGATATAATACAGAATTTATCGAAAAGAAAAGAGCTTTCGGAGAATTGGGTCATCCAGATGGGCCAACTGTAAATCTTGAAAGGGTTTCTCACATGATTGAGGAATTGGTAGAGGTAGACCAAAACTTTATGGGGCGAGCTAAAATTTTAGATACTCCATACGGAAAGATAGTAAAGAATCTTATTGATGAAGGTGCTCGTTTGGGTGTTTCATCAAGAGGAATGGGTTCATTGAAACCTACAAAGGGCGGTATTCAGGAAGTTCAGGGTGATTTTTATCTCGCCACTGCAGCTGACATTGTTGCCGATCCAAGTGCTCCAGATGCATTTGTAGCTGGAATAATGGAGGGTAAGGAATGGATTTGGGATAATGGATTGTTGAAAGAACGACAAATTCAAGAATATAAAGACCAAATCGAAAAAAGTTCACGAAAGGACAGAGAGCAGACACTCGTTAGTGCCTTTGGAGACTTTATTTCTAAACTCTAAATATAAATTCTTATAAATAATAATAGTTATAAATTTACATAAATTAATAGGAGATTTTCAATGTCTGAAGAAATTTTGGAACAAACGGCTGAAGAACTGGAAGAAGAGCAACAAGCTGTTGCGGAAGAGTCTTCGGGCGAAGAAATCTTAGACGAAGCAAAAGCTAAGGTAAAAGAAGAAGATGAAGAAGAAAATGGCGATGAAGAAGAAGGCGATGATGAGGATGAGGAAGAGAAAGAGGTTGAAGAAGCCGTTTCTGTTCCTAAGACCAAAGCCGGAATGATTAAAGCACTTTATGACCAATTAAATGGCATGAAGAAAGCCGATCTTACTGATTCATTCTCAAAAATCATGGGTTCTACTATCCAAGAGGAAGAAGAATCTGATGATGAAGAAGTAGAAGAAGAAATCAAACGAGAAGTTAAAAAACTCAGTAAAGAAGATATTGAGATTGATGTTAAAGAAGACATTGAAGCCATTGTAAATGGTGAAGAACTTTCGGAAGATTTTAAAACTAAAGCTTCAACAATCTTTGAGGCTGCCGTAGCGGCTAAAGTCATCTCTGAAGTCAATCAGAGAGCTGAAAAGTTAGAGGAAGATTATAAGGAAGAACTGTCTAAAGCTAAAGAAGAACTCACAAGCTCAATGACAGAGAAAACTGATGGTTATCTTTCTTATGTTGTAGAAGAGTGGATGAAAGAAAACGAACTAGCAGTAGAACGAGGTGTTCGTTCTGAGTTAGTTGAAGATTTCATGTCAGGACTCAAAAATCTATTTACTGAGCACTATATTGACATTCCAGAGGAAAAAGTTGACCTCGTTGACGATCTTTTCGAGAAAGTAGAAGAACTTGAGAAGAAACTTGATGAGTCAGTTAATTCCAATGTGGAAACAAAACAAGAACTTTCAAAGTACAAAAAGGATGAAGCGTTAAGGATTGTTTCTGAAGATTTGGCTGATACTGAGAAAGAAAAATTAGAAAAACTTTCGGATGGAGTAGACTTTGAAGATGAAGAGCAATACAAAGAAAAGCTTGGAGTCATTAAGGAAAACTACTTTCCACAAAGTTCAAAAGAAACTGTTCAACCATTGACTGAAGAAGTAGAAAATACTGAAACAGATGATGTTGTTGAGCAAGTTGATGCAGGTGTTGACTATTACGCAAAAGCGTTGACCCGGCATAACCTTAACAACTAAACTTTAACAATATCCACTTTTTAGGAGATAAAAATATGTATCTAGCTGAAGGACTACAAAAGAAGTGGGCTCCTATCTTAGAGCACGAAGACCTGCCAAAGATTAAGGATTCCTACAGGAGAGCGGTCACCGCCGTACTTCTGGAAAACCAAGAAATTGCCATGAGAGAAACCGCAGAAAGTGGTGGGTCTTTTGGTATGATGACGGAAGCAATGGGTAACTCCACAGCAACTTCCTCTTCACATCCATCACCAATAACGTATGCAGATCCAGTTATGATCTCAATGATACGTTCTGCAATGCCTAACCTCATTGCTTATGATGTTTGTGGTGTTCAACCAATGACTGGCCCTACTGGACTCATTTTCGCAATGCGTTCCAAGTATGACACACAAGATGGTGCAGACACAATGTACAACGAAGTAGACACAACTCATTCAGCTGATGCTGGTGGGGATATGACTTCTTCTGGTACAGCTGGTGTTGCTGGTGCTCAAGGTGGATCACCTGCACTTGCACTTAATGGTGTTGGTCAAACCACGGCTACTGCTGAAGATTACGGTATTACTGGTGTTGCCGGTACTGCTGCAGAAGATTTCCAACAGATGGCCTTCTCAATCGACAAGGTTACTGTTACAGCTAAGACGCGTGCACTCAAGGGTGAGTACTCGATGGAATTAGCTCAGGATCTTAAAGCCGTTCATGGTTTGGATGCTGAAACAGAACTTGCCAACATAATCTCCGCGGAGATTTTGGCTGAGATCAACCGTGAAGTTATTCGCACAATTTATTTTAGTGCTGCTCATGGTGCACAACACAATACCACAACAGCTGGTGTTTTTGACCTTGATACTGACTCAAACGGACGCTGGTCTGTTGAGAAGTTCAAAGGTTTGATGTTCCAGATTGAACGTGAAGCAAATGCTGTCGCAAAAGCAACACGTCGCGGTAAAGGTAACATCATCATCACATCCTCAGATGTTGCATCTGCTCTCGCAATGAGTGGAGTAATGGACGGATCTGGAGTTGATGACACAGGAAATACCTTTGTTGGAACACTCAATGGACGCTTCAAAGTGTACATTGATCCTTATTTCAGTGCATCTGCAACAAACTTCTTTGTCTGCGGATACAAAGGTTCATCTGCTTATGACGCAGGTCTGTTCTATTGCCCATACGTTCCATTGCAAATGGTTCGTGCGGTTGGTGAGAATTCTTTCCAACCAAAAATTGGATTCAAAACACGATACGGAATGGTTGCTAATCCTTTCGCTATCTCTGGTTCAGATCCATTTGATGGTGCCGTAGCAACTGGTAACAACGCTTACTACAGGACTGTCAGAGTTGACAACCTCATGTAAGAAATTCATTTAGTTTCGCTACTAAATGACTGTTAAGAAGGGGAAGATTGGGAAACTGGTCTTCCCCTTTTTTTATCCTGACTAAATAATACAGAAAGGATATTAAAAATGTCAGCACTACAAGCCCTACCTTCTAATTTAAGTTATCTATCTCCTGCAGGGTTTAAATTTGCCCTTGGGCGATATCCAGATGTAAATTATTTCTGTCAAACTGCAAACTTGCCAGGAGTTAGTATAAGTACAATTCCATTCATTACTCCACTCAAGGATCTTGATGCACCAGGCGATGAAGTTACATTTGATGATTTAACTGTTAGATTTATAGTTGATGAGAATATGCATAATTGGTTATCTATATGGGAATGGATTAATATGTTGGGTTATAGTACAGAGAGTCTTGCAAGAGAGAGGGAAAAACGAGATGAACGTGGAGAACTGGCTACTGAGGCGGTTTTGACTGTACTAACCAGTAACATGAATCCTCAATTAAATTTTAAATTTCAACAAGTTTTTCCAATATCACTTTCTGCTATAGAATTTGATAGTACGTTGACAGATATTGAATATGTAACTGCTGATGTTACTTTTAAATATGACATATATGAAATACAAAACTTACTTAATAATGAAACTACATTTTCTGGACTTCCTATTAACAGGGGTTCATAAGGAGTAAAAATTGAAGCTTGAAGAAATTCAAGAGTTTTGGAATGCTGACCGTGAAATTGATATTACAGAATTAGCAAACGAATCTGTAAGAATTCCTCAGATACACGATAAGTATCTAAAAATCTACATAGATGAACGTATAAGGCTTAAAGGTCTACAATTTGAGTTAACCAAACTGGTGCGACTTAAAACAGATTATTATGCCGGAAAACTAACTGAAGAAGAGTTAGAAAAATTAGGATGGGAGCAATTTCTACACCGGCTCCTTAAAAATGAAATATCTACTTATATAGAAGCTGATAATGATATTATTAAGCTTAAAAAGAACATTGTACTTTTAGAAGAAAAAATTCATTATTTGGATTCAATTATAAAGATGATTTCCAATCGGGGATTTCAAATTAAAAGTGCTATAGATTGGATAAAATATAAGAATGGAATCGTCTGATGTAACCATAAGCAAGATTAATGAGGTCTATATTAGAGTCGATACTGAACATTCTATTGCTCAGGAAATCTCAGACCACTTTACTTTTCTTGTGCCAGGACATACCTTTATTCCTGCATTTCGTAAGAAATTGTGGGATGGAAAGATTAGATTATATAATGTAATGAATCGTGTGCTTTATCATGGGCTTCTTCCACATTTATGTAAATTCCTATACCTTAGAGGATATAGTGTTAATTTTGAAACTGACTTTAATACCTCAAAAGTTGAAATTAGTCCTAGTGACTTACCAAAACTTCCAGAAATTATTAAACCACGAACATATCAAATAGAAGCTGTGAATCATGTGCTCTCTAATAAAAGGGTGCTTTTGTTATCACCTACTGCTTCAGGTAAATCTTTGATTATCTATATACTAGTAAGATATTTAAAGTTGAAGACATTAATTCTTGTTCCAACAACTTCTCTAGTTTCACAAATGTATAATGATTTTAGAGAATACGGCTGGGATGTAGCAAATAATTGTCATACTGTAATTGCTGGGAGAGACAAGGGCTCAGAACTGCCTGTTATCATTTCAACATGGCAATCAATTTATAAGATGCAACAAAAATATTTTGAACAATATGAACTTGTGATTGGAGATGAAGCTCATGGTTTCAAATCCAGATCTCTCACTTCTATAATGACAAAATGTATCAATGCAAAATATCGGATAGGAACAACTGGAACACTTGATGGTACACAAACTCACAAATTAGTACTTGAAGGTCTATTTGGTAAGGTTCATAAGGTAACATCTACCAAAAAACTTATTGATGCTAAACACCTATCAGCATTTCAAATAAATGCCATAGTGTTAAGACATCCCGATTCCATTTGTTTTGATTTAAAAAATATCAACTATCAAGAAGAGCTTGAATATTTGGTAGGGTCAGAAGCTAGAAATAAATTCATAGTAAATCTGGCTAATAGTATGAATGGAAACACACTTTTATTATTTCGTTTTGTAGAAAAACATGGACGGATACTTTACGATATGATAAAGAAAGGAGCACGTGGAGACAGAAAAATCTTCTTCGTTTATGGAGGAACAGATGCAGATACAAGAGAGCAAATTAGATATGTTGTGGAGTCGGAAAGAGATGCCATCATCGTTGCGAGTTATGGCGTTTATAGTGTCGGCGTCAATATTAGGAATCTTTCTAACATCATTTTTTCTAGCCCTTCTAAGTCGCGTATAAGAAATTTGCAAAGTATCGGAAGAGGCCTCCGAAAACTGAAGGGAAAAAAGGTAGCAACTCTTTATGACATTGCAGATGATTTAAGGTCTAAAGAAAAAAATAACTATACTTTACAGCATTATAATGAAAGAATTCAAATATACAGAGAAGAAAAATTCCCTGTAAGTCACTTTCATGTACAACTGAAGCAATAATTATTACCTATTTCGTTAACACTTCATTATACCATACTGTCAAGAGCTTGTCAACTGGCCGGTTTAATCCATTGTGGTTGACAAGCTCTCGTTTGTATGGTATAATTATGGTATTCAAAAATTACAAATAGAAAGAAAGAATATGGCTAATTATGTAGATAATCAAAGATTTTTAGAAGAGATGATTTCTTTTCAGAAGGGTATAGCTGTAGCAAAAGAAAATTCTACAGAGCTCCCACAATGTCCAGAGTATATTGGTGAATGTTTTTTAAAGATAGCTCAAAGACTTTCCTTTAGACCTAATTTCATCAATTATGCTTTTCGTGAAGAGATGATTTCAGATGGTATTGAAAACTGTATTCAATATATGAATAATTTTAATCCAGAGAAATCTAAAAATCCATTTGCATACTTCACCCAAATTATCTATTATGCCTTTATTAGAAGAATCCAAAAAGAAAAGAAACAATTATATATAAAATATAAAACTATGGACAACCATGCATCTCTTGGTGACAATGTTGAACTATCTTCTAACGATAAACCTGAAAATTATGTATTTGAAACGATGACTAATGACCAAAAGGTAAATATGTATGACTTTATTTCAAATTTTGAAGAGTCTAAGAAAGCAAAGAAAAAAGTAGTAGCAAAGAAATCTACATCACTTGAATTATTCATGGGAGCATAAGAGGAAAAATGAACACAATATTACGAAAACATGACCATCAACATCTCGCAACAGTTATATATGAAGTTTCTCTAAAGAAACAAATAGAGGAAGAAGTAAAGTCCAAATATTTAAAGAGAATTGATTATCTAGTGGGTGCAAACAACGAACTGTTTCATGAACTGGAGCGATGTGAAGAGGAGCGAGACAAATTTGCTTCAATGGCAGACAGCATATTACTAGGTAGGATAGATACATGAAGGTTGCGATAATAACAGACACGCATTGGGGAGCCAGAAATGATAGTCAAGTTTTTACAGATTATTTTTTGAAATTTTATAATGATGTATTCTTTCCTACACTTTTAGAAAGGAATATTGACACAGTAATTCACATGGGGGATATAGTTGACAGACGCAAGTTCATCAATTACAAAACTCTCTATCAAATGCGAAAGGGATTTTTTGACCGATGCCGGGAACAATATATCAATTTACATCTTATAATCGGAAATCATGATACATTTTTTAAGAATACGAATAATGTAAATAGTATGGACTGTCTCAGGATGATGAGGTCAGCAAGTTCACCAGATGGTGGTGGATTTATTAAGGTCTATGAGGAGCCTACAGAGATTGAATTGGATGGACTAAAGTGTTTGATGCAGCCTTGGATTTGTCCAGAAAATAAAGAACATTCATTAGACATGATAGCAAAAACAGATGCTCAAATATTATTCGGTCATTTGGAGGTTCAAGGTTTCACAATGCATGTGGGTCAAACAAATTTTGAAGGATTGCCACAATCTACATTTGATAAGTTTGATTTTGCATTCTCTGGTCATTTTCACCATAAATCGGACAATGGTACAGTCTATTATTTGGGTAATCCATATCAAATTACTTGGAGTGATTATCAAGATTCAAGAGGATTTCATATTTTTGATACGGAAACTAGAGAGCTAGAGTTTATAGTTAATCCATATGAAATGTTTTATAAGATTAACTATGATGATGAAAATGGTTCACTTGAAGAAATTAATGAATTAGATTATTCTACATATAAAGGTTGTTATGTCAAGATAATAGTAATTAATAAGAAGAATCCATTTTGGTTTGATACATTAATTGATAAACTGTATAAGGCTGATGTGGCAGACATTTCTATTGCTGAAAATTTTGACTTGGATATGTTAGAAGGTGAAGATTTGATAGATGAAGCAGAAGACACCATTACCATACTTTCTAAATATGTAAACTCTTTAGAATTGGAAAATAAAAAAGAACTTGATACTTTAATGAAATCGTTGTATACTGAATCACTAACAATGGAGACAATTTAATGACAAACTACAGTCAAGATGAGGATGATAGAAGAAGAGATAAACTTACTCGGGCTGAAAGAAGCAAGGTCAGCTCAGTTGAACTTGGTAAAGATGAATTACCACACATGGCAATAGATATAGAGCTTCCAGATGATATTTTTAAAAGACTCGCTCTTCAAGCACATGAAAGAGATATGACATTTAATAAATTGGCAATAAACATATTAAAAAAAGGATTACAAGATAAAGAATATAAATTTGAACATTCAAGTAACCCACAATTATTAAATGAAAAGTATTAATAAAAATAATGATTATATTTGAAAAAATCAAATGGAAGAACTTTTTAAGCACAGGAAATGCATTTACTGAAGTAGAACTCAACAAAAACTCATCTACTCTTATTCTTGGTGATAATGGTGCAGGAAAGTCTACTATATTAGATGCCCTTACATTTGTATTATTTGGTAAGCCATTTAGATCTGTTAATAAAAATCAACTCATCAATTCAGTAAATCAAGGTGGAACTGAGGTTGAGGTTGAATTCGTTATTGGAGCTAAAAAATATGTTGTAAAGAGGGGCATCAAGAAGAACTTTTTTGAAATTTATCTAAATGGTGAAATGCTCAATCAAGACGCCTCTATACGAGACTATCAAGAATATCTTGAGAAGACTATTCTGAAGTTGAACTATAAATCTTTCACTCAGATTGTGGTTTTGGGCAGCTCTACATTCATTCCTTTCATGCAGTTGAAGGCTAGTGATCGTAGGACAATTATTGAAGACCTTCTTGATATTGAAATCTTCTCAGTTATGAATCAATTGCTCAGAGCAAGAGTGGGTCAAAATAAAGATGATATGGGAACTGTAGATATTGCTCTTGGTTTAACTAACGGAGAACTTAAAGCCTCTACACATTTAATCCAAAAACTGAAAGAAAATAAAACAATACAAATTTCAAAAAATAGAAAAGATATAGAACAACATGAAAAACACATTAAAGAGTATCAAGAGACTATTACTGAAGCTAATAGAAAAATTGAAGAACATTCTCAATCCATATCGGATGAAACAAAAGTCAAAATCGAAATTGATAAATTACTTGATTTCCGTAAAGGCATTGAGGCGGGCATAAACAAGTATGAAGAGGACATGAAATTTTATGAACAAAATTCTCATTGTGATACTTGCGAACAAGAAATCCCACAAGAACATCGTGATAAAATGATAGAGCAATTTCATGGAAAAATGCATGAAATGAGTGGAGGATTAACTCAATTAGGCCAGAAATTAGAAAGTCAACAAACAAGAATTAAAGAGATTGAGAGGATTCTTGGTTCTATAAATGGTTGTCAAGGAGATATAGCTAAAAGCCAAAATTCTATTCAGGCCTGTACTCAATATATCAATAAGGTTTCAAATCAGATTGAAGAAATATCTCAAATGTCGGAGGATATTGATTCTAAGAAAAATGAACTTGAAAGTATTAAAGAAGATATTCGTATATATAATGAAGAGAAGAAAAATTTGTCAAATCAAAAATATCTTTATGAATTGGCGAGTACTCTTCTTAAAGATAGTGGTATTAAAAGTAGGATAATAAAACAATATTTGCCCATTATCAACAAATATATAAATGTTCATTTAGGTAAAATGGACTTCTATGTATCCTTTGAACTTGATGAGGGGTTTAATGAGACTATAAAATCAAGACACCGCGACGAATTCACTTATGCATCATTTAGTGAAGGTGAGAAAATGAGAATTGATCTTGCACTACTTTTTACTTGGAGAGCTATAGCTAAGTTAAAAAATAGTGTGAACACAAATCTACTTATTTTAGATGAGGTGTTTGATTCTTCTTTGGATGCGTCGGGAACAGATGAATTTTTAAAGATTTTATATGATTTAGCGGGTGATGTTAATGTGTTTGTAATAAGTCATAAAGGAGATGTCTTATATGATAGATTCAAGAGCACTATTAAATTTGAAAAACATAAAAATTTCTCAAGAATGATGTAATGGTCGAACTAATTGTACCTAAAGTAGAAAATGAAATTCAAGTTAGAGAATTTCCCTTACTACACGAATCAGATCCCATTTTAAAAAAAGAGCCTCTTACTTGGATATTTGATCCACCTCAGGCTGATCCTGACCTAATGTATAGTATCATGTTAGAGAATATGGTTGCTCATAAGGGGCTTGGTTTGTCTGCAAATCAAATAGGAATGCCAGTTAAGGTGTTTGCCATGAGAGTTACAGAGACAGATGCAATCGTATGTTTCAATCCAAAAATAATTACAGAGTCGGATGAAATGACAAGGATGAAAGAGGGATGTTTAAGCTTTCCACAATTATTTTTAAATATTAGTAGACCAGAAACGATTTTCGTTGAATATCAGAATGCAGCTGGTGAAGAAATAAAGGCAAATTTTGAAGGATTAGCAGCAAGAATATTTCATCATGAAATGGATCACATGGAAGGTAAAACATTTTTGGATGGTGTAAGTAAAATTCTTCTTCAGTCTGCAAGAAGAAAACAGAGAATAGCATTAAGAAAACAACAGAGAGTTGATGATATAATAGTCACTAGCTCTTATAATGATGTTATTGAACAACAAAAATCTATAAGAAAGAATTAAGAAATGGAAGAACAATCTGAAAAGTTTAGTTCTAGTAGAAGACTTAAAAGGTTAGAAAATAAAAGATATCGTAATTTAGATAAATTACATTTACATAACATCAGATCTCGCGAAGACGCAGAAGAATTTGATGATTTAGAAAATATTGATGAGGAAGAATAATGAGTGAAGATACAGCAATTGAAGAGATTGACAAACAATCTCAAGAAAGAGAAGTACAATTACAAAAAGACATGGCGGATCATTTCATGAGTGGAATCCATCATCGTGTTATGATAGCTGATAAAGCTCATGAAATGGGTAAAAAGGTAATTATAATAGACATTGATGGAACTATATGTACTCAAGTCGGAGATCCAAGTAATACTTCAATTGAACCCGATGAATTTTTGAAAGCTGAACCTTTTCCAAAAAGAATTGAGTACTTGAATTCCTTATATGATGAAGGACATTATCTTCATTATTGGACTGCGAGAGGATGTATGTCAGGAATTGATAAACTCAAAGAAACTAGAGAACAATTAGATTCTTGGGGCGTCAAGTATAATGATGTAGCTGTATTTAAACCTTTCTATGATATTTGGATTGATGATAAAGGAGTGGGTGTTAGAAGAGATACAGAAGGAGCAATTTCAGAATTTAAAGAGAATATTAGTCAGGCTATAGAAATGTTGTGAGGCACCGTCACTAGGATGACAACCTAGTCAATTAAAACCAGGGCCTTCGGCGGAATCTCGTCATCCGCTCAATGAAGTATACACCGAAAGTTTTCTCATTCAGAAAGCTGTATATGGAATTGGCATTTCTATTTTCCTAAATAGTTGTTTGTACATATATGTTTTTAACATTTTAAAAGGAGTTCCCCATATGCCCTTTACTGTGCAATTACCCACATATCAAGTAGAAACCAAAACTGGTTCTACACTATACCCCTCTCATACAGAAGCACAATCCCATTATCAAAAATTTGTTGATAATAAAGTTCCTTGTGAATTATATGAGGACGGAAAATTAAAAAAGGAATATAAACCTATTATTTAAAGATTTTATTATGAAAACTGATGAAGACGGAGCAGGGAAGCTGCTCTTTCAATATAATGAAGATAAAATTTTGGATGAAGTAAAAGAGTATATAGCAGGGACTTACTCAGAACATTACGGCGACCAAAAAATTCAAATACAAGATGTATTCGATCAAATGGGAATTTCTGAAGCATTTACCAGAGCTGCTGCAATAAAGTATCTTTTTCGTTTCGGGAAGAAAGAAGGCAAAAATAAAAAAGACCTGTTGAAGTGCCTTCATTATGTAATTTTGCTATATCACTATGCGTTTAAGCCGGAAGGGCAAACAAATGAGAATTATTGATGATGTAAAATTGGATTTCGCGGATGTTTTAATCTCCCCAAAGAGATCACAACTTACCTCGCGAAAAGAAGCAATACTTACAAGAAAATTCAAGTTCAAACACTCAAAACATACATGGGAAGGTATTCCTATAATTGCATCCAATATGGATCATACAGGAACGATTGATATGTATGGTGTATTGTCTGAATATAAAATGTTAACTGCATTGTGTAAATTCAATGACTGGCCACATGACCAGTACCTTCAGTATCTTATTCAAACTATTGGACTAGACCAAGATTTAGATAAATTAAGTTATGATGAAACTAAATGGATTTGTCTTGATGTAGCGAATGGATACACAGAACGATTTAATGATTATGTATCTTTGATGAGATCTCACGAAGCAACCAAGAACAAAATAATCATAGCAGGAAATGTATGTACACCAGAAGCCACGGAGCAGATACTCCTTGCAGGTGCAGATATTGTGAAAATTGGTATTGGGCCAGGGAGCGTATGTACGACACGCAAAATGACTGGCGTAGGATATCCACAACTTTCAGCGACGATAGAGTGTGCCGATGCGGCTCATGGATTGGGCGGACATATTATCACAGACGGAGGGTGTACAGTAGTGGGGGATATAGCAAAAGCCTTTGGTGCTGGTGCAGACTTTGTGATGTTAGGTGGAATGTTGGCAGGACACAAAGAATGTGCAGGTGAGATTTTGGGAGAACTAACCATCAAGGGGGGTGTAATGGAATTTTATGGTATGTCCTCTGATGATGCTCAACTAAAATACTATGGAGAAAAGCGCTCACATCGTGCATCAGAAGGAAAGAAGGTTCAAGTACCATATCGGGGAACAGTTAAAGAAACACTACAAGATATTTTAGGTGGACTGAGAAGTGCATGTACTTATGCAGGAGCCAGAACTATAAAATCATTACCTAAGTGTACTACTTTTGTTAAAGTAAATAG